CAGGTTTCGCGGGCGCTGGTCGGCGCGGATAGCGGGGACAATACCCAGGAAGTCTACGCGCAAACGGCAAAGCGCGGCTGGAAGGCGCTACGCGGTTCGGGCCAGAATGATTTCGCGGTTGCCGATGGTCAGGGTAAAACTACCCGCAGATTCTATTCCGATAAGCAAAGGATTATTGTCCCCGGCCTGAGAGAGCGCGCGGAACTCATCGTTTATTCAAACCTTGCATCTAAGGATTTCCTAGCGGGCCTGCGCAACCGCCGGCTGCATACATACGCCCGCGATGTTTCCGAAGAATATGTAAAACAGTTAACCAGCGAAGTCAGAATCACCGACAGCCGCAGCGGTAAGCCTATCTGGATTCTTCCCGAATCAAACCGCCAGATCGGAAACCACGCCTTCGACTGCGCGCTTATGGGGCTTGTCCTGGCGGTTCGCTGGGGAGTGATCGGACGCGAAGCAACCGAAACGCCGGACGCGATCGCGGCGCAGCCTGCCGTTGACAATGGGAACAGTTGACGCACAACGCAAAGGTAACGGCTGCTGGTTTAGTTTCTGGGCGCTGGTCGATCGCCTGGGTTGTGGGCTGGGCCAGCAGCCGCCCAATTATTTGACCTGAGCCGCAATCGTATGGCAATCAGCGGCGTATTCATCGGGCTAACTGAAGCGGAACTATTGGCAATCAAAGCAAAGGCTTTGGCTGAAGTTACCAGCGGCGTAGTTATGACGAACTATTCTGACAGCGGAAGTTCGGTCGGGAAGCAGGTAACTATGCCGGCCCGCGATCGTCTCTCAGAAGCGATGTATGCCCTGCAACTTCTTAACCCTGGGGTTTATGGACAGCCGCAAGCCCGCGTTATCCGAACCGATTGGACTAACTACCAGGACTAAACTTTATGCCTAAGAAATCCGTAGCGAAGAACCTGAAGCCTGCCGCTGCCCAGCAGCCGCTTAAGCCGCAGGCTGCCGGCAGCCAATCGTTCAATTCGGTTGGATTCAGTTCCAACCGCGCCACGATCTACGGGCAGGCCGCCGATTTCTCGGTTGATTACCAGCCAAGCGATCGGCTGGAAATGATTAAGCGTATTCGCTACGGCGAAAGGAACTTCGGTTTGGTGCGCCAGGTGTTCAACGATTACACGCTTTACTGTATCGGCGATGGAATCACGCCGCAAAGCGGCGCAGCCGAAGCCGATGTAGGTGCGGCTTACGAAGCCTGGTTCAAGGCCTGGGCCGCCGAAGCCTCGATCTGCGGACGCTTTTCGTTCTACGATATTCAGCGAATCACCCTGCGCGCCGCGCTGCGCGATGGGGACTGCTTCGTTATCCTGGCAATCGATGAAGGCCGCCCGCGGCTGCAGGTCGTAGAGGCCCACCGCGTGGGCAATCCGATCGGCAAGCCCGTTCCTGCCGGTATGGCTGACGGGGTGCAGTTCGATAGCAAGGGCCGGCTTGTAGGATATAATATTATTCAGGGCGATAATAGCAGCGCGTTCTATCCTGCTGCTTCTGTTTGCCATATCGCCGAAATGGATTGGGCTAGCGGTTCGCGCGGCCTTCCGATCCTGCAGCATTCCTGGAACGATATCCAAACGGAGGACGAACTGCTGCGCCTCGAAATGCTCGCAGTCCGTAATGACGCGGATGTTACGCGCGTGCTGCACCGCAACGGCGGCTTCATTCCCCAGGATATGAAGGCCGAACTAGAAGGCAGCGGCAGCGCGAACCTTGAATCTGTCGCGTCCAGGATGGGCGGCAAACTGCTGGCTTTAGAACCTGGCGAAAGCCTAAGTTCGCTGGCATCAAACCGCCCTTCGCCGGTGTTCGCCGGATTCCTAAAATCGGTTCAGGCCGATATCCTTCGCGGAACTTTGCCTTACGAGTTTGTCGGCGATCCCTCCGCGATTTCGGGCAGCGGCGTTCGTTTGATTACCGCGAAGGCCGACCGCGTATTTAGCCGCTGGCAATCGGTAGCGATCGATAAACTTTGTCAAAAGGTTTGGGGCTTCGTTATGGGTTGGGCCGTTTCCCAAGGCGAAGTTCCCGAAGGAGATTGGGCGAATGTTTCCTGGACTACTCCCAAGCGCCTGACTGTTGACGCGGGCCGCGAAGCCGCGAACGATCGCGCGGATGTAGAACTAGGCCTATTGTCTATGTCGGAACTTTACGCGCAGCGCGGCCTGGATATGCGCAGCGAAATGGTTAAGCGCGCGAAAGATTTTAAGTTCATCTTTGAATTGGCGAAGGCCGAAGGAATCCCTACCTGGACGCTATACAAGCCCGGCTTTAATTGGCTGCAGGAAGGCGAAGGCAAGCCGACCGCCGCCGAAGTCGCGATGGAAGGAATCGATCCTTCGCAGCCTACCGATCAGCCCGCCGCCTAACTTTATGCGTTCCCTTATCAAAGCGATTAATTCAGGCCGCCCGTTCCTGGTAGATTACTCTATCGCGGAAAGCCATATTGAAGCCGTAAAGAAACACGGGCTTACGGATATCCTGGCGCAGTTCTTCGGCCCTTCGCCGAAGCCTTACCAGGTCGGCGCTACCTATGTTATTCCCATTGTCGGGATGATCGGGCGCAGCCTTTCCCCTATCGAACGCCTAGGCGCTACCGATGTTGACCAGGTTAACGATTGGATTGACGAAGCCGTTGCCGCGAATCCTGCGCGGATTCTTTTCGATATCAATTCTGACGGCGGCACGACCGAAGGGGTCGAAGAACTAGCCGATAAGATTCGCGGCCTGGGCATTGAAACGATCGCCTATTCTTCTGGTTCTATGAACAGCGCTGCCTATTGGATCGCCTCGGCTAGCGACCGGCTTCTGGTAAGCCCGTCTAGTTCGATCGGTTCGATCGGGGTCTATCTCGCTTATATGGATCAAAGCGCCGCCGCCGCCGCCGCCGGCATCAAACCCGTTGTGATTAGCAGCGGCCCGCTTAAGGGTATGGGAATCCCTGGGCTGTCCCTGACCGAAGAACAGGCCGGCTACCTTCAGGCCGAAGTCAACGCGATCGCCGCCGATTTCAAGGCTGCCGTTCGCCTTAAGCGCAGCCTGGTTAAAGATGAGGATATGCAGGGCCAATCGATGCAGGGCAAAGTCGCGATCGCTAAAGGCCTGGCTACCGGCAGCGCGCCGACCCTTAAGGCGCTGCTGGCTTCCCTGGAAGCCGGCGTTCCCCAGGTTGCCGCGCAGCCGCAGGCCGCGAAGCGCAGGGTTTAATTTGACCGAACCCGCAAAGTTATGGCTTCCATCGAAGAACAGTTCCTTAAGGCCCAGGCCGAACTTACCGCTGCTATCGCCGAACGCTGCGACCTGCAGGCCAACTTTGAAAAGTTGGTTGCCGATAACGATACCGCCCTGGCTGCCGTCAAGGCTGAAGCCGAAGCCGCTAACCTTGCGCTGACCGAAGCCAAGGCCGCGCTTACCGCCCTTGAATCCGATAAGGCCGAACTGCTTAAGCAGATCGAAGCCGCGATGCAGGGCCAGGTTAGCGCCAGCAAAGAAGCCGCGAAGATTGCCGCTTCTGTCGGCTGCAAGCCCGCCGCCCTTTCGCCGGCTGACGAAGGCAAGGCCGACACGCAGGCCAGCGCCGAAGAAATCCGAAAGGCTTTCCTCGGTATGAAGCCCGGCCCTGATAAGTCCGCCTTCTTCGCCGCCCATCGCGCGATCCTTACCGCCACGCGCTAAGGCTTTCCCTTTCCCTCTCTCCCTAACTCCTAACTCCTATGTCCAACACTATTGCGGCTTCGCCCAATGTCCTGGCTGAACAGGTGCTTGCCGGCCTTCGTGGCCGCCTTGCCATCCTTTCGGCTGTCTCTACTAACCTCACCCCGACCGCCACCGGTAAAACGATGCAGGTTTCGCTCGTCTCTGGCGGCGCTGCTAAGGAATACTCCAAGGCTAACGGCGGCTATCACGAAGCCGATGATGCCAACCTCTCGGCTGCTACTGTCACGCTTAAGCACCTTCATTCTACGAAGGCTTTTTCGCCTGACGAAATCAGCGAATACGGCGAAGCCTATATGGTCAACGCCTTCGTTCCTGAAGCGATCAACGCCCTGGTTAAGAAGGTTCACGCTGAAATGGGCGCGCTCATCCTGAACGCTAACTATTCCGCTAACGAAGTTATCACCGCTGCTAACTTCAACTACGCCCAGGTTGTCGATCTGAACACCGATCTGAACGATGCTAAGGCCGGCGATCCTCGCTCCCTTATCCTCTCCGGCGCTTACGCTGGCGCTATCCGCAAGGATGCCACCCTTACCAGCGGTTCGTTCAACGGCGCTGGCGCTGCTGGCCCGCTGGTTTCTACCGGCGTTCTCGGTCAGGTTGTCGGCTTCAATATCTACGAGTTCACCGATCTGCCGGCTAACTCCGAAAACCTCGGCGGCTTCGCGATGGGCGCTGACGCGATCGTTGCCGGCTTCTCCCTCCCTAACGCTTCGATGTTCCCCGGCGAAGTCTCCCAGGCCGCTGACGCTTCGGGCCTCTCCGTCCAGGTTCTCAAGTCTCAGGGAACGGATGGTATCGTTCGCTTTACGGCGAGCATTCGCGCCGGCTTCGGTGTCGGTCGCGCTACCAGCCTTAAGCGCATCAAGACCGCCTAAGCGGTTCTGCTGCCTGCCTTCGAAGGCCCGCCCTAACCGGCGGGCCTTTTTGTTTGCCGCGATCCTGGCGGCCTGGGCGGGCTAGGGTAGGGATAGGCATAGGCAGGCCGGCGAACGGGCCGCTACGGGCAAGCCAGGCAGCAAAGCCAGGGCAGCCTGCGGGCTGGGCTGGTCGTTTGTCCCTGGCTGCAATTGTATGGATAGCGCCCTATCAGCCGCTTGGCTTGCCGATGCCCAGGCAATCGTTCAGGAAATCGGGCAAACTGTTACGATCAACGGAACGGAATACCTGGCTGCGGTCGGCGAACCTACCCTTACCCAATCGTTCGCGGCGGGCGGGCTGTCGGATACTATCAGCGTTGTTATCAAAGTCCCTGCCACTTCGGCGGCCCTGGCTGCGAAGGCGCATATGCAGATCGGCAAAACCCTAACCTTTGACGGACGCAGCCTTCGGGTTGTCGGCTTCAGCCACAAGCCGGGAACGGCCTGGCTGCAAATGACTACCCAGGACGCTGACCAATTCCGATGAGCCAGAAGCCTTATCGATCGCCTACAACCTCCCAGCCCGATCGCGCGTTTAAGATTGTATGGGATAAGGAACGGCAGCAAATCCTGGAACAGCAGTTTGTAGATTACGCTAAGTTTACGGGCCAGGCGCTAGTCGATCTGGTCAAAGAAGAAGCCGCGCTTACCTGCCGCGAGGCGATGGTTTATTCGCCGCCGCTGGACGGCGCAGGCGGCGGGCAGGGCGATAAGAAGATTGCCGAAACCTGGGGTAACGCTGCGGTCGCGCGCGATGTCGAAGCAGTCATTATGCCCGATAGCAAAAGCCTGGCTGCTGCGGTCAGCCCTGCAACGGGCAGCGGCAACAAGTTCGCGAAATGGAAGCAAGGCAAGCGCCCGAAGGCTGGGGTGCTGCAGAAGATTTATGACGATCAGGATTTCGCCCGATCCTATAGCAAGGCCCGAAACCTTTTCATCTATCGCGCTTATAACCTGGTCGGCCCTGGAGGCATCAAGGAAGAACACGACCGCGAACGCCGGTTCTATCGCGGGCGCATCAGGCGCAACAATGGGCCTTCGACTAAGCATAGCCCAGGCAGCCAGAAGATCGCGCCCGAATCCGCTATTAAACAATATATCAAGACCAGGCAGAAAAGGGTCGGCTTTATGAAGGCCGGCTGGTTCGCGGCTATCAACAAACTAGGCGCGCCTAAAATCAACGGCATCAGGAAGAACTTCGGAATAAAGGGACTGCCTTCCTGGATCAAGCGCCACGCATCTAACTACGGGCAGGTTGGCATTGTCGGAGGGCATTCTACCCAGGGCCGGCTTGAACCCGTAGAGAAGCGGCTAACTATCGTTGTCAGAAACGATATCGGAAATATCTTTGGCGCTGCTGCCCGCGCCGCTACCGCTACTAAGGTTCTGTTTGTCCGCGCTGGGAAACTGAACGCGCGCGTTGGGCATTTCCAGAAACTTGCCGCCGACCGATTTAACTCAGGCCAGAAGCAGGCCTAACTTTATGGGAACTAAATCTATCCTGGATATCATCGAAACCGCCCTGGTCGCGAACCTGCAGGGCGAAGCCGACCTGGCTGGCTATCAGATCAGGGCAGCCGCGCAGGCCGACAAGATTGACCAGCCCGACAATATCATTGTTGCCTGCGAATCTGCCGGCGCGCCGCCTGGGCTGGCCCAGGGACTAGGCAACTACCTTTGCCGCGTCAGCGTAGGCATCTTTACGCAGATCGACAGCGGCAGCCTTAGCGCTCACCGCACCGCCTGCCAGAATGTCCAGGGCCGGCTAGAGGATCAGGCCGGCGTTAAGGCTTCGTTCGCTGCGATCGGGGACGCGGCTGTTTATTACATCGATGCGCAAAGCATAGACGAAGGGCGCGGCGATCGGGCCTTTATGACTACGCTAAACCTTGAACTTCTGGTTGTGTTAGCCGCCGTTTGACTAAGCCCGCAATTATAACAACTAACTTCTATGGCTACTGTAACCAAGGGAACTGCCCACATCCACGGCATTAACGGCACTATTACCGGC